AAGGAACGGTTGGGTCCGTCTCAGTGAACGACTGTAGGTATCTGTTGTCTAGGTCTACCGTGGCAAAGGTGCCGTTCGAGTTATCATACGACTGTAGGACTGTGCCGTTGGTGTTGCTGCTTGAGGTGAGCGAAGACCTGGCCCTTGAGTCTGTGAAATATAGGTTAGTCGCGCCCTCTGACAGGTCGTCTGTATCCTTTGTCCCCAGCCGGGTGTCGAACCGGGCATCTGTGTAGTAAAGGTTGGTTGAGCCTTCGATCAGCTCGTCGGTGGTTCTCCCGGTCAGGGAGACGACCGGGAACCCTGGTTTCCACTTCCCTGTACTAGCCTCGTAAACGTAAGCCTGCCCGTCAGTAGGAACATCATTCGTCAGCACTCGTGACATGAAGTGACTAGCGTTCCAGTACGGGGATGCGGAGCCAACGGCCTGGTGGGTAACTGTTGTGTTAATTGTCAGGTCTGCCGAACCATCTAGCCCTGAAGCACTGCCAGTGGCGTCCCCAGTGAGGGTGACGGTGCGAGAGGCGGCCCAAGTGGTGGCGGTGTCGGCATTGCCGGTGAGGGTGCCGGTGAGGCCTGAGGGAAACTGGGTGTGGAGGGTGAAGGTGTTGGCGGCGTCAGTGAGGGCCACGTTCGAGGGGAGCTTCGAACCTGGCAAGTTTCCGGATATGTTCCCTAGAACCAGGTTCGACTCAACGACATCAAAATAAACATTCCCTCCCGAGGGGGTGATGCTCAGTCTAGTAGAGCCCGATTGCAGGGAAGATAAGGTTGATTCACCAATGAAGGTCCCGACAGGCCTCCACTTCAGGAGGGTGGGGTCGGAGGTGGATAGTGCATCATCCCAGACGTAGATGGATGTTCCGGTGCCATGCCCCGCCTCTCTGTTCCTGCGCCAAAGCTTGGTCCTCCATTTGCCATTAGCATTTGCGTCAGGCACGTTGGGGGTGCCGTCGCTCCTGTCATTGCTGACAACGAATGCGGACATTAGGATTGCCGGATCTTAAGCGTTCCGCCGGTGTGATACATAGCCCCCACCATAACCCCTCCCGCAGCAGCGGCAGTGTCGTTGGCATAGTCTCCAAGCTGGTCAAACTGCATGAAGTTGCCGATCTTCTTCCACTTAAGGTAAGTGGCGTCTGACGTTGCAGTGTCGTCCCAGAGGTAGAGGTTTACGTCAGAGCCGGTGGTGTTTCTGCGCCACATGTACGACTTCCACTTGGGGGTCTCAGTAGCGTTTGGCACATTTGGGTCGCCGTTAGACTTATCATTGGAAACAATTATGCTCATGGTGTCAGCAGTTGTTGGTTAAAGTGGTAGTGGAGGACGTGCTTGTCGTGTCGCAGGCCGGGGTAGACTGCCTTGATGCGGCGTCCGACATTGGTGAAGGCGTGCTCCACAGGATTCTCTTGCGGTCACGTGTGTCCAGGTAGATGCGTTGCCGGAGCTTCTGGTAGTCAAGGAAGTAGCTCTTGTGCATCGCAAGGTCGCGGTCAATCTCACGAGCGAGGCGAGCCTTCACTCCCTCAGCGACCGCCTGAACCACCTCCTCATCACCGAACGGAATAACATCTGCGTCGGTGAATGCCCGCTTAATTGACTGGTAGAATATCTCCACCTTATCCGTGGATGTCACCTGGGGGAACACGATGAAGTTGATCCCGTTAGGGTGTATGGACATGGCGTGGTTGTCCGTAGCCATGCCGCACAGGAGGTCGTGCCTGTTGGCCCACGGCCATGTGGTTAGCGGGGCCCTGTAACACTCGCAGTTTGAGTCAGCCGACTCCGATATATCATCCTGCCAGTCGTAGTCCTCTGTTCCATCTACAAAATAAGCGTCCGTAATCCGCACATCGCCCTCCAAGGCCCCGACTGATGCCTTTTGGTCATCAGCCAAGGGCTCGGAGTCACGAATAGTGCCATTGCGGCTGTAGGTGGTTGAAGAATGCACTCGGTAATGAGGCACGAATGACTGAATGTCGATGACCGTTGCGAGAATTGCACGGTCGATGTAATCCTGAATGTTAATTCGATTGCCGTCCACGGTCAGGTACACCCGGACAGCGGTTTTAAATTCCGCCCACGTCATATACCTTAAATTTAGGCTTTATCGAGATGGCGGCAAGCTATTTCTTGCGTCTGCCGCCTTTAGTTTTAGTGGCCTTGTCTGTAGGCCCTACCTGCAGGGCTGCATCTAGGCTCATTTTCTCAGCCTCAGCAGCTTTTTCAGCCTCTTTAGACTGCTGCTGCAGCACGCTTTGCACAGCTCCCACATCCTCCACCAATGTTGGTCCCGCCTGGTTGGCCTTGGCTGACGAATGTATTTGTAAGGGATTGAACTCGGTGGAGAGATTCGCTTTTTTTTTGAGCTCCTCCTCGTACTCCTCCTTGGAGATCTCGTGTATGTTGCCCTGTTTTCCTAGGGATTCCTGCTCCTTCTTGTCCTCGGTCTCATACAGGCCGTACCAGACCCCTGCCAGCATGATGTATGGCTCAAAAGGGATTGGCTCTCCGTCCACCTCGATCAGGCGGTTGCAGTTTGCGGTGGTGTAATATTTCTTCGCCATTTCAGTATCTATTTAAGGTTAAGGCGGAGAGGGCTAAGCCCCCTCCGCCATTGTGTCTCCACCCCCTAGGATGTTAGCTCGTCGTAACGGTGCAGTTAGTTGCAGTCACGGTCGGGCAGGCATCACTGAAGTTCTCAAGGATGGCGTGGCGGTTGGTATCGCCAACGCGCACCTCGAAAGTCTTCGAGTTGAGCTGGTAGTGGGTAACATTCGGCGTGATAACGCAGTTGTACAGGTTATCGGCCGTGTTGGTTTGGCGCTTGGCACTGTTGGTGCGAAGCACGTTGATTGCGATGTCGCTCCAGTCCACCATCCAGAACGCGCGACTGCGGCTCTTGTTGGCGGTGTCGAAGGCACCAATGCGGTCGTCGAAGTACGGGTCCGTGAACACGGCCAGCTGAACTCCTTGGTCCGGCAGGTCGTACACGTTGTACTCCAGCACTGTCACACCATTGTGCGTGATCTTTTGACCAGGCTGGTAGAACAGCGTCGAGGACGAGCTGTACTTGGTGTTGTAGTACTTCATCATCAGGTCGCGCACCTTGGCCGCCGTGAAGCGGTCGGTCATGGCGTCGATTACCTCGATGGAACCACTGGTGGTTTCGCGGTAGCGTTTGAGCAGGTAGCAGGACTCGAAGATCGAATCCAAGCTAAGTGCTTGGTTTTGCTTATCAGAGACCTTGCCGCAACGGGCCAGCTGAGTGCGGATGCCCAAGGTGTTAGCCTTGAACTCCAGCGGGCAGCTGGTGTTTGCCGGGTCCATTACTTGCGGGAGCGAGGTGTGCAGCTCAACGGTCTGCTTCTCGTTGATCTCCTGCCCGTAGAACACGGTGTTGTAGAAGGCCTTCTCCATCATCTGCTCCTGCTGCTTGCGCTGTTGGGCGAGCGGCAGTTGGCGGAACTTCTTGAAGAAGTTGCTTGTGAGCGGCGCACCTAACGCCTTCAGGTACTCATCGTTGTATTGATGGGTCCAGCGCGTGGTTTGCTGCCAGTACTCAAGCAAGGTGAGGTCGTTGACCGCCGGGCCCTGGTGGCACCAGGACTCGTAGTCACTCACGCTGTTAGCAAGCAGGGTCACCGTTCCACTGGCAGGCTGGTAGGCAGCTTGCTGTCCTGAGGTGAGGGCCGCAAACGCAGCCGTAGTAATGTTTGGCTGCACAGTGATCGTGGCCTTTTCAACGCCGCCTGCGTTAGCGTTAGCGGCTGACACAATCTCGAACTGAGCGGTTTGCGCGTTGCTGCTGCCGTCTAGGTTCTCCACGAGAATATACATTCCTGGCAGGAAGTAATTCTCAAGAGACTTCAGGCTGCTCTTGAACTGGGAAACGCCAGTATTGACAGTGATGTCAAACAGGCCTGCATGATTCGAGCCTGAGCCAGCGTTGGAGTTAGCCGCGCCAGCCTCGATCAAAAAGTACGAAGCATTTACGACATTCCGACGAGGCACCAATGTGTAAGGCGCGATGACGGACTGATTGCCACCAGCACTGGACTCCTTAAGAGCCACATGGCGAGATAACAATAGGTCTGTGAGAGTGCGTTCCTTTACGCCAGCGAGGCGGGCTTCCTTGGTCTGAGCAATGATTCGATCCATGCCCACTTCCTTGAAAGCCTGATCCTCAAAGTCCTGGCGAGTGAACGCCCGAATGTTGGCACGCGTGAGCGTGCAACCGGTCGAGTCGTCCACGACTATCAGCCGTGGGTCGCAGTTATTTGTAGGAAACGTTGTTGACATAACACTTCAAGATATACCCTGCTACGCAATATCATCCACGAATTACCTGTATTCAGGCCTAGATATGTGTCGGTTTTCTTTATTCCACAACTCGTGGGATTTCTCCACCAAGGCCAAGCGCGTCAATTACATTGAGCCCTGGGTGAGATGGGTCCTGTATTTCAGAGCTGCTTGCGGGGCCCGGCGAAGGGGTGGTGGCTGCTATTGGTGGATTAACAGCGGTCGGCTGGGCCTCTTCTTTCCGCTGAGGCTCGGATTGAGGCGCACTTCTGGTGTAACCGTACTGTGCGATCTGTTTTTCCATGTCGGAAATTTGCTGTTTTATTTGCGAGCGAGCGCTTGCGGCAAGTAATTCTCGCACATCCGCAGCATCAAATGTCCAGTACCTTGAGGAAGCGCTGGCGTCCCTTGACACCTCAAGATTGTAGTCCGCCACAGGGAGGAACTGCCTTCCCTCTCGGTTCCTAGATTCCCCTCCATTCTGGTGAAAGAACTTCCCTTGGTCCTCAAGGAACTTGTCTAGGAAGTCCATGGACTCCTTCTTTTCATGGAAGGAGGAGAGCCCACGGTTGTACTCAAGGAAGTCTTGGTAGATCTGGGACGCGTGGTCCGACACCTGCCTAGCAACAGATGATTCCATTGGGTACTTCTCAGACGCCTGCTCGGGCTTGCCTTCCGAGATGAGCTTTAGGGCCTCAATGTCCCCCTCTAGAGACGCGCCCCGAAACTCCTCAACTTCCCTCTGGATGCGGGGCCGCTCCTCGATGGAGCGCGTCTTCTGCTCAAGCGCCCTGAATTTCTCGGAGGATTTCTCCTCGAACTCGCGCAATGCCTGGTCACGGATGAGGCCGCGCTCAATACGGCGCTCGTCAATCTTGTCAATCACGGGCTTATTCTTTGCCACGTATTCTGAGATCTCTCTCTGATTGTTCTCCGGCCCGAAGTCTGGGTCTCTTGAGGCCTGCTCATCTACCCAGGCCTCCATGTCCTTGTAGAACTTAAGGGACCGGCTCCTGTACCCCTTGTACTTGTCCGGCATTGCCTTTTCAGCGGCCTCCATAAGCTCAAGCTCAAACTTCTGCTCATCCATTAAGCCCTCAGTGTCATCAACAATCTCAGGCTCTGGTTGTACCACTGGCTCTGGCTGTTGCGTGGTGGGTTGACGCACCTCAGTGCGGACGACCTCACGCAGGGAATCAACAAAGTCCTTAGCAAACTCATCTCTGTCCTGCACGACAGTCCTCGGCCTAGTCTCTGGCTCCGGTTCGGGCTCAGTGGACGGCTCAGCTTTAGCTTCTGGCTCAGCAGCCGACTCTTGCTCGACCTTTTTAGCCACCTCCTCCTCGGGCACGGGCTTGTCCGACTGCTCCTCCTCGTCGAGAATGAGACCAATATCGTCGTAGAGGCGCTTGACCATCATGTCCTTCAGGCCGGTGTCCTCCTCCTCGCTGGCCGGCGCATCAGGGGGTGGCTGAGCCTCTCTGACTCGGGCCGCCATCGGGCTGATTGGTTCAGTTACTTGGACTTGCTCTTGGGGTTGCGCTTCTGCTTGCGGCTCAGCTGTGGGGGTGGCTTCTTCGCTCATAGTTGTTGTACGGGTTCTTGGGGTTGAGGTGCGCCGGGCTGGTTCTGGGAGACGGCCCCGACGATAGATTGTATGTCACTTGAGTTCTGCTGCACGGCGGCGGCAAGCTGCTGGAAGGCGGCCTGCATCTCCTGATCCATGCCAGGCATCACCGACTCGCCCTCCTCTCCTGGCGGGGCCTGAAGCCTGAGGTCAGTGGCCCCAAGCAGCCTAAAGATTTCGTTCACGATCTCGAACAGCTTCTCCTTCGGTATGCTTGGTAGCAGTACTTGCGACTGGGTGATGATTTGGAACAACTGTATAAGGTTCTGGGCGCTCATGGTGTTGAGGGAGCGCTCAGAGCCGTCACGGCTAGTGAATACATAGTCGTGAACAAGGTTGGATGTGGTGCCGACAATGGTGCGCCGAGTGCCAACAGAGTTCATGGCCTCGTCCTCGTCCGGCACGTACTCAAAGCCAGCGCGTTGGATTACATCATTAGTGTAACGGTTGACCACCGGCAGGTAGACTTTTGTTGAGCCCAAGGACACCATTGACTCGTAGCACATACGCTTCATGGCAGCGCGAGCCTCATCAATGGCCTCCGAAATGTAGCTGTACACCGACTCAGTTGTGTTATTAATGATGGTGACCTCTGTGGCTGACGTTTCCCGTGGCGCTGGCTGGCCTTGCTCTTGCGGCGAAAGCGCCATCAATCTTTCTGCCATCGCCAGAAGGTTGGCCATGGACTGGAAGATCGCAGTCAGTTGGGTGTTGGGCGTCGAGCGCACAACCTTGAATACGTTGTCCGCTCTCGGGTCAATGCCAAGGTCACGCAGTTTCTGGAAGGATGCTTCCAGTACGTTGGTAGTGGCATAGAAATTCTTCCCAGACATCGTTTTCCGGAAGTCTTCGAGGACCTCTCTCCCTTCGTCGGTGTCTGGGAATATGTCCGAGTTTAAAATAGCCACGCTAAAGAGGTCGGCCTTGGCTGTTTCAAGAAGCTGGGACGTTAGGTTGGTGAGCTGGTCCTGGTAAGGCATCAGCTCGTGTGCTACTGACAGGTTAAGTAGCCGCGAGTCGTTCTCGTTGAAGGAGAACACAGCAGCAGGCGAGGAAGGCATGATCTCAGCAAAGATAACCGTACTGTCTCCAGCCACCTTAAGGTGTACCCAAACCGGATGCGGGTAGTCGCCTATCCCCCACTCCGATGGGACGATCTTCCAGAAGTATTCCCCGACCATGACCGAAGCCTCGCCCATCTGCCCTGAGTAGCGGCCAATCTGATTGGCTCGGTCATTAAATGCAGAGGGGTCAGCCACGGCCGAGGCCGGTGTGATCTTTGAGTAGTGCTGATTAAAGTAGTCAGAGAAGGTGCTGTATAGCGAGTCGGATGCTTGGCTAAACCCGATGGTATCCCTGTTAAAGTAGGCCGAGTTGCTGGCGATGTCAGAGTACCGGACGACATCCCAAAAGCCGCAGTAGTTGCAGCCGGTGTCAGTGTTCAGGCTGGCCAGCGGGGAGCTATTGTCCCAGAACACTCTGGACGGGTGAGGCAGAACCCACCCCACCCCTTCCTTGGTGATTTGGGCCGTCTTGGGGATTTTGCCAGGAAACTTTCCGTCCACCTTGAACTCTTGCGCCACGGGGTCCTTGGTCCACTGCACTTCTCTCTCCCACGAGGCTCGCGGGAAGGCGACTGAGTGCCCGTACAGGAACATGTCGCGGATCGCTTGGGTCTGGAAGTGCCGGTAGTCATACTGGTCAGCCATGATGTCCATGCGCTGAGACAGGGCGTCGGCCCTGAGTTTTCCTATCTGGCCAGTGGTGCGTGATTCGTATTTAAAGAATGGGTAAAGGTTATTGTACTTGTTGACCTGAGCAGCCAGACGGCGGGTCACAAAGGAGCGCACCAGGTTGACGTTCACCTCAAAGAACTTGGGCAGGTCGATGTCAGTCACCTTGCCCGACTCATCGCGCTTGAGGTACTTGCCAATAGAAGATCCGGAGGTGGAGCTAGTTTTCTCAAGCTCCCTGATGCAGGCCTTGGCGTCGATGCGCTTCTGGGCGTACATCACAAGGGGGAGCGTGGTCTTGTTGATGGGTGACGAGTCCCAGGCCAAGTCCACAGCACTATATAGGTGGTGGTTACGCAGCGAGTAGGTGACGTGCTCGGAAATCCGAGAGCCCACAAGGTCTTCGATCTTTTGGCGGATCTTGCCGTCCTTGGACTCTGGCTCTTTGTTGGTGAGGACTTGGCGCAGGCGCTCGTTGGTTGTGCCGGCTTCCTTTAGGATTTCGTAATCAATCATGGGAACTCAATGACAGGGTCCTGGTTTCCAATGCGCTGCTGGGCGACCCAGTTTTCCAGGAGTGCAAAGTGAAGAGCCACATAAGGAGGGAACTTGTCCGCCCTCATCCAGCGTTTCATGTAGTTGTATTCTATGCAGAACATGGTGGCTAATTCGTAGTCGGACAGCTTCATCAGCTTGCACAGACGGAGAACCCTTCCGCTATCCCAGTCACCTGGTATTCCATGTCGATCATAGTATCGCTTCAGTGATATTGAGCCGCCCGTTTCCAGACGGTGCAGTGCTGTTTTAGTATGACTTGGCATCTCCCTTGGGCTTGGCCTTGGCCATGATCATCATGACCGGCATTGCCCCCTCGCCTCCCTTGGGCCCCTCAGCTCCCTCCTCACTGGCCGGCGCTTCTCGGTAGGAGTTAACTGTTATTTTACGCACACTGAACACGGCCTGATCATCTGTCTGCTCGTCCAGGCTTACTGTCAGGGTGAAGTTGCACTCGTCACCGGCCCCTTTGGTGCCAAGGTAGTCCTTCATCTCGGTGTCATCTGAGATGTCCAATATGAGTTTGTCGTTCTGAGTCATGATAATTTAATTTTAAAGTATAGGCTTAACCAACGCCACACTTTATCAAGTTTGGACGAATCTCCCTAACGGGCAAGTAATTTCTGCCTGAGAGTTCCATGCGGAACATCGGGTAGGTCACGCTATCAAACTTGTGGATGTACCGTGATCTCTTGGGTTTCGATGGGTTGTTCCTGTCTCCGCTAAGCTGCAGCAACATCTCAACCGCATTCCGACAGGTATCGGAAACGTAGAACTCTTCTTGGAACAACTTGTTGGAGAGGAGTCGAACGCGAGCCTCGACAGAGCCGGGCCCCTTAGGGCAGCCGACGAGCTTGATGCGCCCCTCTGAGTACCTCTCTACATCCCAGGCATCGTAGCTACCTTCGCCGCCTGGATGCCATTGGTTAATAGCCGAGCTGTCTGATATATGGTGGTATTTGAAGTCGTGGTCCGCTCGCCTAGACCAGTAATCCATTCTCTTACATATTTCCCTTACGAGGTTTTTATACAAAATCTTTTCTCCGAGGTAGTCCACCTCATCAATAACCGTCCACGTTGTGCCCTTCTCCAGGGGTAGGCACTGCATGAATGTGACGCTTGAGTAGACCTGGCCCAAGTCGTAGCCGACAATGATAGGGTGCTCTTTGATGGGGATTAGCCCCTTACCACTTAAGGCATCGCCCCGCACATGCACCTCCTTAGTGAAGTACTCCTTAAACAATGCCTCGCCTGACGGCCTGTCGATCCATTCCCCCAGCAGTAAGCGCCTCTGCTCAACAGGGTCATTCTTCAGAATCTGCTTAAGGGATTCTATGTAGGTGGGCGGAAGTCGGTGGGTGTTCTCACTTATAGGCACATGATAGACAGAGAAATCTTCATCAGCCTCGCCCGTATCCTCATCCAGTACGTCCTCAAAGAACACCCTGTACACCCAATTGGATGGCCCTTCTGGGTTGCATGACGCAGTGTATTGCTGCGGCCCAATGATGTTGGCCCGCCGGTTTAGCTGCGCGGCGGGATACATGAAGTACTCCCGTCCGTTACAGTTAGTAAGCTCGTCGACGTAGATGAAGGATGGGGACATGCCCTTGATGCGGGGCTCGACCGCCTCGGCATAGGGGATGGATACGAGCAGCACTTTGGACCAGCCATTAAACCTGTTACCAATCCACAAATGCCGATCTTTGGTGTTGGGGTCAAGCTTAGCCTGGGTGTATTCGAGCCCCATGCCGTCGCCCCATTTCGGCAATACAAGTGTTTCCAAGTCATGTAACACGCCCTCCTTACCGGTTCGGATTGAGGGGGATACAATCAGCGCCAGTGCGTTTTGGTTCTCATAACAATGTCGCACCAGCTTAAACAATAGGCCAAGGGTTTTGCCTGAGCCCTTCTCGCCATATGCGAGTATGAACTTGGAGTCGTCCCTGAAAATCTTATCCTGAGTCTCGTTTAGATCGGGGTACCATTCGCCATCCACTTTGGCTGGCTTCTTGGCTGGCGGCTCATGCACATCCAGTGCTGCCACCATTGCATCAATCTCAGTCTCAGCCCTCATCAGGTGTTACCTTTACGTTTTCCGCCTCGATCTTGATGGCGTTCACTATGGGGCTGAACCCAGGCTTGCCTCGCTTCGCCCCGCCCTCGGACGTTTCGGACAGCTTGTGCTTGATTACTGCCTGTGTCATGGCTGCTTTCTGGGCTCGGTCGTACGTACGCCCCTGTATTTCCAGCAGCCTGGAGCGGTCTTGACGCAGCATCTGCTCCTCTTCAAGCGTCAGCCCTCCCTCCTCTAGCCGAGCATTAAGGTGGTTCACCTCTGCCATGATCTCGACAAATGTCTTAGTCATGCCGCCCCCAATGATCTCTATTGCCTTGGTGAAGTGGGTGCCATGAAACTCCTGCAGTGCCTGCGCGGACTTAACAGCAGAGGGCGACAGTCCGATGGCCTCAAGGCCCTCGCTCAGGTTGGCATCCTCTCTGGCCAGCGCCTCAGACACACGCTTGTCAGTGATAAGAACCTCGCCCTCCACGGGTTTAATATCCTGCTCTCTACCCAACTCAACAAGGTCAGCAGAGACAGGCTCGTCCAGCCTGGCTGCCTCCTTAGCGGCACCTTTCTTGCCCTTATTGGGCTTGGTGTACCTTGCCCTGAGCTCTGGATCTTTGTGTACCATTCCCCTCAGGCCTCCGTACGTAAGCCCAAGCAGCTCCGCTGCGCGGCGCATACTGCCGGTCTCGCGGATTGCTGAATCAATCTTAGATTTAAGCTCTGGGCTAATGGATGTACCCCTTTGTGGTCTTTGTGCCTGAATGGCCAAGGTTTTCCGCAACGGAAAGCTCTGCCAGTTCCTTCTGAAGTCGGGCTATTAAGCTCTCCTTCTCCTCCTTATAAGTACGTGAGGCATAGGTGTGGCGCAAGCTATGAAATGTCTTACCCTCAATGCCAAGCTGGGCGCACAGGTTCTTAAACTGCACAGAGAGAAGGGCTCTCCTAGTGGTAGATATGTATATGTTCCTCTGCTCGGGGAATATGTACCTTTTTGATTTAGCTGGAACCTTGGCAAGCAGTGATGCCAGTTTTTCAGACATTGGGAATGGGCCTACCCTCTTGTTGCGCTTGTCCGTCCAGACGACAATGCCCTCTTCGCCAACACTGTCCCACTCAAGCTGGCATATATCACCCAGCCTGAGGCCGGTTTCGTAGCTAAGCCTAGCGGCGAAAGCCCAGAAGGGCTTGCCTGAGTTTAACTCAATCAGCTCCACCTCGCTTTCCAGAAATAAATTAACCTTCCTCGGTTCCTTTTGCTTGTGGCTGAGGCTGTCTAAAGACACCTCAATCCCTTTGGCTGGGTTGCCCACCGCCCACCCCTCAGAGCAACAAAACTCTAGAAACGTGGAGATTGACGACAAAACAGTCTTTCGTGAGGAAGCCTTAGTTCCCTTTGATGGGTCGTTCACATAGCTGGAAACGTGCCTCATGTTAACAAATGCAGGGGGGCGCGATCCGAGCCCCTTCGCATTCACCCACCCAGTAACACACTGAATCTTATTATGTATCGTCTTGTCTGACCTGCCTTGGTCGCGGAGCCTGTCGCCCCACTTCTCAAGGGCCTCTGAGAGAGTGACCTTCTTTCCTGCGACGATTCTGGTGATTGCGTCAGCCGTAAGCACCTGCGCTTGGGCGGCCAGCTCAAGGGATTCAAGGTTTGACTCCCTCACCACTGCCTCTGCTCGCGCTTTGTTTTTAACTCTCGTTGACACCTCTTTCTGGCGGCCGTCTCCGCCCTTGAAACGAGCGTAGTAATACCCGTTAGGCTTCTTCACTATCTTCATGACTGTTATCCTTCTGCTTCTTGTTCCAGTGCTTAAGGAACACGTTCTTCTGGCTCCTTAGGTACTTCATTAAGGCCTGTTCCCTGACGATTCCCTGCCTTCTCCTGACCCTTCGGTTTATCTCGGTCATCCTTGGTGGCTGACGCTTCTTCGCCAGCCTATTCGCCCTAGCCCTGAGCGCCTTGATCTGCCTCCCCAGCTCAGTCCAATCCTTCTTGATCTCGTTGGCCTCCTCTCTCAGCTTGGCTGCTTTTTCGCGCCTCACTTCCTCCTCCTTCTCAAACCTGGCCAGCACCTCAAGGCGCTGCTCGGCTAGTCGCTGCAGTGGCCTGTCATTGGCGTACGCCGATTGCAGGTCTTGCTCTGGCACTTCGTCAAACTTCACGGGTCTCCATCCATTTAACCACCAATGGGTAGTAGTAGTTCTTCCACTGAGGAGACCGCCTTAAGTACGTAAATTTGGGGCGTTTCCTTAGGTAGTCCTCGACTCGGCGCATGTCCTTCTGTGCGTCAAAATCACAGCCACAGGCCTGTATGAACCTCATCATCTCCAAGGCTTCAACGCCCTCCCAGCTGACGCTGGCGGAGATTGCCTCGACTTTGGCCGGGGGTAGGCCGCTGCGTTCGGCAATCTCCACCGTTGTCAGGGGGCGTCCTCGTTTTTCCCTTGCGAGAAGCCTACAGAGGACGGGTGGATAGCGGTTAAGACGGGTCCAAAACATATCTATTCAGCTCATCGAACGAACGACGTGCCCGATAACCTACAATAAATGTATAGACTGTCAACCCCTTTCCGCTTTTACGGGGATTGACTAAGGTATTTAACGCATGAATCTATGTGCTCGATGGCGGCACTCTCAAGTCCGTCTGCAATGTCGCACTTATCATGCTCCTCCAGGTCGTCGTAGGCTAGTGAGGGGTTGTCGTAAATGTCCCTCAGGTTATCCAAGCCCCTGGCTTCGGCTGCCCGCTCATCAAACCCTGCGGCCTCGGCCATTTCTATTATATCTCCGTAACCCATGTCCTCATAATTCATTATATTTCCATAATAAACTTTAACTCCGTTAACGTGAGGGCCGAGTGTTTGCACTAACCCCGCCTCTTCTATAAAGCGAACCACTTCATCGAGATCGCTCTGCATTTTATCAAGTCTTTGATAGTCTTGCAGCGTCATGCTGTGAAGTCTTTCGTATGCTTTTTGTAGTGTATGTGTATTCATTTAACCCTCCATTCCTTCTGGTTTGTTTTTGCCAACTCATTGTCAGCCCATACGCCCCCGAGGGCGGGGTCATAATTCGAGTGTTTTCTCAAGTTTTCCTTAGCAGTGATGATCCTTAAATTGTCTTGATGGTGTGCGCCCCCGATAGCTAGTGGAATAATATGGTCAACATGGTGGTCAATGCCTGTTTCCTCAGTGATGGCTCTGCACTTTTTGTAGATTGCTTTAATTGATTTATCACATGAAGTCCTTATCAAGGCTTCACGCTTTCTTACTTGATGCTTCCGTTGATGGGGGTAGCCTTGCCTTTTGCCTCTCTCCCTTGCAGCCTTATTGTGCCTCTCCCTGTTATTCTTAATCCATTCAGTCATTCTTTTGGCAGCAGCCCCAGGATTGTTTTGGTTCCACCTATCGCTTCTTACTTTTTGCTTGGCCTTGCCTTCCGGGGTTGAGTTTTCCTCCCTCTTTCTCTTGTTGATTGCATCCTTGTTTTTATCTCTGTATTTATTGGCAGCTGATTTGTGCTTTGCGTGCAGCACTGGGTCTGCCAGAACCTCTTTCCATTTCGACTTGCTGTATTTAGAAAGGTATTCTTCGCGGTTCACCTTGCCACAGGGAGCACAAAAGACCTGCATGTTTTTCCTGCCCGCAAACCCCTCTCCACACATCTTACAGATCATTAGCTTGTGAGTGATCGGTACATTTCCGTTTACTAATTGGTGATCCTTAAGTGCTTCTTTTCTTTTTTTATCGTGGAACCGTTGGGAGCTTAATCGGCTCCGCTCCCTATCAATTTTACTCTGGCACTTTTTGCATCGGGTCGATCTGTGGTTCCAAAACTTAACTGTCTCCTTGCACCCGCAGTCCTCGCAAACTATCTGCTTAGTTAACTTCTTCATTCAGCCCTCCTCTACTTCGTATGTATCAAAGGGCACAGAGTTTGCATGAATCTCCCCCCACTCATATTTAGTCCTCCATATTCCAAGGTGCTTGTGGATGTTTCTCTCTAATTTCTTCAACAAACTTCAAGGATTCACCTAGCATATTGCAATGCTCTTTATGGTCATAGTTGCCATTCATCGCCTCTTGAATTGTGCAATGAATGTGTTCCAATTTTTCGTAGTCGTTCATCTTGTTAATCCTCCAATTTGTTACCAAACACATCCACATCTGCGGTGATAGCGGAAACTTCTGCGTTCTCAACCCAAGCGTTACTAACTTCGGTATCCATTTGTAATTCTTCTATCGCTGCCTCTTCTGCAAACTTTTTGCTCGGAGCCTCCACAATGTAGTGGCGATAGGTTGTTGATTTGAATTCTACTTCGTATGTTTTCATTTAGTCCTCCAATTTTAACTCAATTCGTGTTCAAATACTTCTACTTCGCCTTTTCTCTCGGTTTGAATGATATAAATATCGTCCCCCGTACCTTTTCTTGTCATTGTTTTATAGCTCCAGAAAGGGATGCTTGTTACGCGCCCAAAGGTTGAGCATTTTCCCTCGTCGGGGTCATTCCAATATACTTCGTCTCCAATTTTGTATTTCATTTAGTCCTCCAATTCTTCTTTGGCTTCCGCAAAAGTGAGCCAAGTTCCGGCCAGGGCGTCTCTCGCCTCATCACCTCTTGGGTATAAATCAACTGCAACGCCTTCATCTTCTTTCCTGATGTAAACGCTAATGTTTCCAACCGTCATCCAGTGCGAACCTTCTTTTAGTTCGGAATCTGCCTCGCTACTTAATACTAGCATTATGCTCTCGCCTCCTCTCGCTCTCCGTAAGCAATTACTTCTTCAAGGGAATCAGAATGAAACAAATAATCAATATGATGCCCTGCGCCATTACACTTATCCCTACAAGCGTGGTACTCGCCGTTCTCTTTAACAACCCAAATACCACTCCATCTTCCGTTCCATAGAATTACTTCCATTTAATCCTCCAATTTTAAGCTGCCGCCCCATTCGTCGAAGCGGTAGCCCCATGTTAGTGTATCTGCCACGGCCTCGTCTGAGGTTAGCCCTTGATAAAGCTTGTTAGCCCTTTCAGAAAACGAGGACTCCATCTCCGTGATCTCATCAACCATCTGGCTCGTTATGTCGGACCTCCAGTCATAGTAGGCTTCAAGGAGCAGCTCCTTGACGGCCCATTCTTTCACGTCATACCAGCCGTACTCAAAGTCGAGCCAGCCTGTGGCTGCGATGTTCGGCCGCCTAGCCCATCGGGCTGCGTGGAAGGTGTGTGTTCTCTTTCTTGGAAGGGGTAGGCCCGTCTCGATTACCCACTGCGTTTGCGCTGCCAGCACTGATTCAGGTACGGTAAACCTGCTTAGCGCGGGAAGCACCGACTTCACTCTCACTGAAAACTTGCTGTCCCACGGCTCCCAGTCTAAGTCGAATAATGCGGAGTGCAGGCCAACGCCCTCAAGCTCTTCGCGGTACTTGTCGGTTTGGCTGTGCCACAATCCTTCTTGGTCATTGATGTTGATTTCCCGGTGGTTATCAAGCACCTCTCTCCTTACTTCAGGCGAGAGATCTTCAAGGCGGAGCGGGCCTGTTAAGACCCGCTCCGCGCGGCTGGCAGACATTACTTAACCTCTGCCCAGGTTCCGTTCTTGGAGTCAACTCGGTACAGTCCTGCGCCGAGTTGGTGGAGCGCTGCAAGTGCTGCTTGCGCGTCCGTTTGGAACTCCTCCAGAGCCTCGATCTTGCTGCCCATTGCCAGCACATACGTGCTGCCAGTGGTGTTACTCACACTTGTGTCAGGCTCCGCAGGCGAGAGCACGTTGCACTCCCTTGAGGTGTGACGAGTTGGCCGCATGTAAACGCGGTTGTTCTCCTTGGCTGCGCTTATGTACCGGTTAACGTACTCAAGCGCGTCGTTAAGGTTTAACCAAAAAGCTCTCGGGCTTGTTCGGTTGCCAGCAATGTGACCGTTGCGGAAAGCCTTGGTCAGGTTTTGCTGGAGATGTAGTTCGCTTGGGAACACAAGCTCCCCGTTGGGGCGCTTCTCCTTGTTCACCATGCCGTATAGTCTACGTGCCGCCTCCTTGGGCCTCACGGTTGTCTCACTGACAGTGCGCTGCCCGTTCGATTCGGGCCGGCTGCTGTCAACTGACGGGTTCATCATTGATCTAAGTTTCATTTACTTCTGTATGCTCCATTAGCAGGAACGTCCTGCCTCTCTGCTCTGTTCCGAATAGAACTCCTGGGCCATTGCCTTCCGCATCTCTCGATGCGTATAGCTTTGTCCCGTTGTCAAACACCAAGCATGTTGGTATGTCGAAAGGGGACGCATCCCATCCCTCCATACTTAGCTCGGCTTCAGTCATGCGCCGTATGTCCACTACTGAGTGTCCAATCACGGCGTCCTGTTTGGTTGTGTTTGCTGTGCTCATTATTAATGGGTTGCGCTTAATCAGACTTAAGCGTTTTCCCTACGCTGGGGTGTGAGTGTACGAATTTTATCAATCCAGTTCTGAGTATGTGTTCAGCGTGGTCGTACACCTCATCAGACACTCTTGTGAACTTGCCGCCTCTCTTCTCTTTCGAGATCTGCAGCAGGAACTCTCTAACTTGCTTCTTTCTTATCAGCATTGCTCTCTTTTTCGATTGGCAGCGCACCGCCGTGGATGTCCCACGATGAGTACACTTGGTTTAGAATATGTTTGTCCGCCAAAACAGTTCCCACAGCAGCTTTAGCTTTCTTATGAATCCTCTTTCGTTTGCCATAGCGGTTCCTCAAATAATCACCTCCCGCCTTTCATTCACGGCATCAGGGTCGGACAGAACACTGCACATCCTGAGAACCTCTCTGGCCCGCTCTCCATAATACCCAGCGTCACCCTCCTCGTGATCCTTTGGTGACAGGATGCGGGACATAACCTTTGCAATGAACTTCGGGTGAAGCTTGAGCTGTGGGTAGCTGCACCCGATAAACCCAGACCACTTTGCCAGGCACTCCAGTTCGTACGTTGCTTCGGAAAGCTCACTGCAGCAGTACTTAATAGCCTTTTTGGACTTTTCAACGCACTCAGCAACCGTTTTCAGGCGATCTTGGCCACCCGCATTGAGCGCGCCGGCGAGTACCGACTTATAATTTTCTTCATTAAGTTGGACCTCATCAACGCGTTCTACTGCCTCGTCATCATCAATGGCTTCTTCTAGAACCTCCCTTGTCGAGGTACACAGGTCGTCATAATGCTCGCAGTTGCCATACCAGCCTGAGCCAGTGCCAAGCCTCATGGTATCTGTCATTTCGGTTTGGGCGTCAGTGTTCCATACAATCCTGTAATGCTTTTTTATTGGGGCATTGTCTGAGAAATTATGTGAAAATTTCGAGCAGAACAATACGCCTAGCTCCAGATTGGAAAGGGGTTCTATAAACTTCTTACCGTTGAAGTGAATGCCGACCGACAGGTTGCCCGCCCTGCCGCTTGCTATGCTGCTGCCAAAGCCTTCCAGCGAGTTGATCCTCAGGCTATGCTTCTTTTTTAACTTTTCTCGTGTCTCTGAGTTCATGCAACCTCCTTATTAAGTTCGTCCATTCGTGTTGTGGATAAGGCTTATCCATTTGTTCAGTTAAGCCATACTGCACACCGCGCGCAGTAAGCTTGTCTGGAATCCTGTCGCTGAGATGGGTGCGCCTTAGGCGAAACAACGCCTCAATAGTTGCCAGCTTTACAGCTGTGTGCTCCATCTCTCTCACCCTCCAACCGAAGCAGGCCCTTGCCCTTAAGGCTTTATCCACCAGCTTGTCCCACCTAAGAATGAGTTTCTTTACCGAGGACTTCACGCAATCAGGGTCTGGGGCAACGGCTACACGAGGCGCTGGCATCTTATCGGTGGCTATCAAGCGCCTGAGCTGGCTGCGTTGGGCTGAGAGCGAGGAAATCCATGCGTTGAGCGCACTTTTTGCTAGGCCTATGTGTCCGTTTGTTGATATGGACGGCCCTTTCTCAGCGACCAGATACACGTACTTGTCCGGTGCCAGCCTCTCTCGCTTGGCTATAGTGAAATGAGTCCCGTAGGAATAAAGGCGATCTCCGCCTGTGAACATTCTGTTCCCAGCCGAGCGCCACTCTCTCTCACTACCGCTTGCGAAGGCCATGGCAACCTCAGTATTGGTTCCTACTGGCATGGTGTTACTCCTTTCCGTTCACGGTTAACTCTTCCCGTGCGTGATTGAATTTGAGTTGGCCTACGGCAGGAGCGCCCAGCGTCCTGCTTAGCTTCTCTGCCTTGGCGGCCATCCACTTCTCTATCTTTATATTTTTAAACCAATCAGCCATGGATGGGATTCCTCCAAGATCTTCCCTGACGTGCTGCTCTCCGATGAGCCGCACCGGCACAGTCGTGCCGCTGCTGTTGGTGATTGTGGTGCCGAACTTTTCCTCGCAAGCGAATATGCCCTCAGCATGGTGCCTTAAGGCACGGTGTCGGGCGTCGGCTATTGACCGCTTGCTCTCGTCAAACCATTGGTGAATGCTGATGTAATCATCAGGCTCTCCGCCCCACTTACGGGCAGAGCTAACTGAGTGGTGGTATGGGTGCGCCATTCCTATTCATCCTCCAGGAACCACGGAGTGTCTCCGAGGGTGTTGTAATTTTCTCTCAGCCACGGGTGCTCCCCGTATTCCGGCTCTGTTACCCAAGCCTCGCCAACCTGGGCGGCAACGCAGTTAGCCAAGTCGAGCTTAAACATTCCGTACGGGTCACCAAACGCCTCGGATAATTCGTAAAGAATGTTTTCTAGTTGAGTCCAATGCCACTCATCCTTGCATATATTGCCGTCCTTATCATAAACGTCTACTTCACGCATGACACCTTCGTCGTTATCAAACACGATGCTCCACTCCACTACGGCAGCGGTTGGGGTTATCTTCCTTAACTCATCTATCGCTTTAATCAGCTCCTTAGGCCTGCCCTCCAGTGCGGCTAAGACCTTTCCTTTTGTGATCTCTTCGTTACTCATGTCAGTTTCTAATTAACTTTTTCTGTTCCTCCTCTTCTCTATCTATGGCCCTCTCCATTTCAGGGCCAAGCTTTGCTATCATCATCAGTATGCCGATAGATGTAGCCACTGCCTTCCTGTCTCCAGACTTCATGCTGGCCACCATTTGCGCTGCTCGCAGGGTGTTAAGCTCTCTGGAGATCTGCATATACATATCAGCCACCTCGTCAGAACTTGGCGGCCGGCCGCTGTCGAACAATGGGGTCATTGATTGATCACCATTACCTCCCCGAAGGGTGGATTGAAGGTGTCGTTGCGCTCAGTAAGACCCCATAGCACTGGGCAGGAGGGGGTGTAGTCGAAGTCGTCGCAGTACCCATCAGTCAAGTACACCACTGCCCGTGGGTTATCAACATGATCGGCTATGTGGTCGAACACCGGCTTGAACAGCGTCCCTCCGCCTCCAACTGGATTGAACTCACTGGGGTCGGACACCTGCTGCTCATGCACTTCAGTGTCACACCAAAGCACGGTCAACTCAGGGGATACCCCGTCCTTCTCGTACTCCTGCATAGCGCCATATACTTCGCTAATGATCTCTCTCAACTGGTCTCCGCCCATCGAGCCAGACGTGTCCATTCCGAACACAACCTTGCCGATGGTCTCCTTGCGTAGCGATGGCAGCATGAAGCCGCCTTGTGCATAGCGCTGGTTGGGAAACCGGAAGGAGTAGTCACACCGTGACAGCTCGCCAGCCCAGCGGGAAAGGATAGTTCTCCAATCAAGCTTGGGCTCCATCAGCTCGTCAATCAGTCGCTGCATCCCTGCTGGCAGCTTGCCCTGCCGCTTGGCAGTTGCGGCCGCCTGCTTGAGCTTCACCTTCCAGCGTTGCTCAATCTCCTTCTTCTGGGCATCAGTCTTAGCCGAGCCGTCAGGGTTCTCTGCATCATTCACCATCCCCCAAGGGCAGGGCTTATCAAAATGCCCTGTGCTTGAGTTCGGCTTTTGATTGCCTCCCGTGCCCTCCCCTCCCTCACTTCCGATAGGAAGGTCGATGGGCGGGTCGGGCATCAGGTCGTATATCTTTTCAGCAGACATACCGCTATATTGTCGGTCGATGAGCGCGCCTTCAGGCAACGTAAGGCCGGCATCTAGGACAACAGGGTTGATGGCGTAGTCACACGCCATGTTCCATTTAACAGGCTCACGCCCATTCCTTCTGGTGTGGTGCAAGAAGGCTGGATGCAGTGCCTCGTGGCACAGCACGCCTTCAAGCTCCGCAATCGTGAGCTTGTTTGAGAACTCGGGATTGTAGTAGAGGCGCGTCCCGTCCGTTGCCATAGTGGGGATGCTCTCATCCTCTACCCTCTCCATCCCGAGCAGTATTGATGCGAAAAAGGGCTGGCCCGCAATGAGCATGGCCACCCCTTTTTCTATTTTAGTGCTCTTCTTCATTTGATTAGTGTGCCGCGCTCATTAGCTCGGCGTTGTTGACGCACCATTTGGTTACCGCCCCTGTGTTTCGGAACTTCGTATCCTTGTTGGTGCGGAATAGTGCATCCTTCATGCACATCACCCCGAACTCTGCAGGGATTCGTGCAAGGTATGTGACCAGCCCTTCAGCCGTTGACGGCTTGGCTCGGTGAGCCAGGCTGCCCACTAGGGCGTACAGTACTGACGGCTTAGACTTGTCAGGCACCGGCGCTGTCTCCGGATTAGCCAAGCAGTCGTCAGGGTTGGGCA